TGTTTTAGTAAATTCAGACTCCCAATTATTACCTGTTTTTGTTTTATAAGTGTTGACTACTGTATTAAACAATAAATTGCTTGGGATATCACTGAGAATTTTTTCAGCTGTTTTAGGGCCAAGACCTTTAATACCTTGAATGTTGTCTGTAGGGTCACCCATCAAGATTTGTTTCATTAGGAACCAGTAACCTTGAGCAGGGTCTACATAGTAGAATTCTTGTTTACGAAAGTTATAGTGCCATCCTGGGAGTGCATCTAAGTCTTTGTCGATATGGCATACAATAGCAGACTTGTTTTCTTGTTGTGCAAGCTTGAAGGCTACACCACAATAGTCGTCTGCTTCGGCATTGTCTGCCTCGATACAAAACTCAGTTGCATAACTGGAAAGTTTTTCAAGTCGATCTTTAACTTCTGGTTCAAGAGTATCTTTACGATTACCTTTGTAGTCAGAAGCTACAGTATATCTAAAATTGTTTTTACCTTTGATAAACACAGCACCGCTTAAAGCACCTGTATTAGACATAATTTCAGATAGCTTATCATCAAAAGCTTTTTTACACAGGGCAGGTGATGGCTGGTGGTGAGCTATTTGATACAAAATAGAGTCTGCATCTATGATAGCTACTTCGAATTCATTTTCATTCATTTAGTGAACCTCGGCATACGTTTTTCCTATATGAGCGTCACCACCCATGCAATTAATACCAAACCATTTAGGTGCTTCAGTGAAAGCTTCAATAGCTATTTGAGCCGCTTGTTCTGCATCTTCATCTTTAACTACTACAGCAAACTCATCATGGTAATGTAGTGTGAAATAGTACTTAATACCGAGACTATTCAGCTTATCTCTCATATATACGATCGCTGCTTTACAAGTAACACCTTCAGCTGTTTGTAGTAGGTAGTTTAATACTTGATGTTGAGAGCTTACAAACACCATACGACCATCAACGCCTCTAATAAAAGCTTTATCTTTACCAAAGGCATTAGATGTGTTATCAAATAAGTTTGATAGTTTATCTTTTAATTCTTTTAATCCGGGAATAGATGTTTCAAATAGTGCTGCAGACTCTTTACCTACTTTTGTATCAGATTTACCTGTTAAGATTGTACCCAACTTGCTAGGGCCAGCCCCAAAAAGGTAAGCATATAGCCAAGGTTTTGCAGTCCTACGCGGACATGAATAAACTCTTGACAAGATATCAGCATTCTTTTGATGTATGTCACCATTAATTACCTCATTAGTAAAATTATCGTCACCAGTGTAATGGCATAGGCCACGCATTTGGTTGCCAGATGAGTCGGCTCCAACAATAGATGTTCCATCTTCACAGATAAGAAGTCCTCGCATTTCTTTGCCGTAAACCGAATCAACGCTAGGCAAATTAGCAACAAGCTCATGACGACAGCGAAAGGTAGGAGTCCCAATAGTCCACATGCGGCCATGAAGACGGTTATCTTTTGATTCTTTAACAGCATCAATCCATCCTTCTAGAATACCTTTACGGCTTCTTATTGTATAATACTCTGACACTAGCATAGCATCAGCACCTAGTTTCTCAAGAGAAGATTCTGTAATCTTAGGTGACTTGTTAATGAATTTACCATTAATCTTTTCTACATTCCATTCATCAGGAACCCATCCTAGCGAGTATAACCAGTCTTTGACGACTTCAATACTACCCACTTTACCTTGTTCAAAGGAGATTCTAGAATACGGGCCTTCAATTGGACGAGTTGTTCGACCTGTTTCTTGCTCATATTTAAAGTGACGTACAGTAGCCACAGTATAACATCCGTCTTTTCTCCATGCTGGTTCTTTGTGTTCATCTTTACCATCTATTTTAATACAACGCATACCAATACGAGGTTCTAAAACCATTTCAATAGCGTCTAGTTTGTTGTTAATCTCTGTTAAAAGAGTCTGAGCTTTTGCCATATCAAACATCCAACCTTTTTGTCGGATATCAGATTCAATCTTAGCAAATTCAAACTCAGTATTCAAACCGTGCTTGTATAAAGGGTTCCTAGAGATAATCTTTGAAGCTTCTTCTACAAGTACCTTATAAACCTTTACGTTTAATTCTACATCTCGGATACAGTAGGTAAGCATCTCATCTGAGTACTCATCGAACTTATCGAAGTGTAGTTTAGGATAACCTAGCTTACTACCCCAACCTTCTAAGCCATGCTTGTGATCTCTTTTATATTGATTACATTCAGACATTAACCAAGTATCAATTACTTGTTGGTTGGTTTTAGGAACCCATTTAGTAAGGTGTTTTAAAACAACTAAGTCATAGCCAATAATGTTGTGGCCAATAATAACATCAGCAGATTCTAATTCAGCTAAACCTTCTTCAATAATAGGATTAAAATGATTACCTGTAGGGTTTGCGTATGATTTAATTTCACCTGTATCTGGATTAGCTAATACAATCATCCAGATTTTGTTTACTGTAGGTAAAAACCCATTTGTTTCTAAATCAAATACATATCTTTTCTTTGTCATAATAAATTTTTTGCATAGAGTGTTGTGTAAGGTAGCTCCAGCATACGTGCTTCCATTTCTTCTGGGTCAAACAGATAGGCTTCTGTTTCATTTAGCTTATCAAACTTAAGACCTTTAACCTTAAACCCTGCCCTACCTGTAAGACTCTGTGCTGCATGAACAAATTCATGGCAAAGGACATCACAGAATTTAAGCATTGTATATTGATTATCTTCCCAATCACTTAAGAAAGGGTCTCTTACCTGAATAAAGATTCTTGATTCTTCTTCAGAGTATGCTGTTATACCTTGTGAAGAAGATTCTTCAGGGTATTCTACTAAAGCAATATCTATATGTACTACTTTATCAGTTACTTTTACATTGAACCTATTACAGTAGTCTTCTATGATATCTAAGAATAACTTTTTAATTTCTTTTTTAGAGTTTGGTAAACAAACAACAGTTATTTTTAGGTTCTTATATTTATTCATAGTGGATATTGTACACAGGTTCTGCTTCTTTCTTGACATTAGGTGAACCAAACTTCTCCAGCTCCTTTGCCATGTTCATAATAAGGGAATGTTGAATATCAATTTGTTCTTCTAGTTCTTCCACTGTATTATGTAGTTTCCAGTTTGACCAACCAATCCACAGAAAAGCTGCAGAGATTAATAGGATATAATTTTCATTCATAGTAAACCTGTTTTGTATAGTTGATCTAAGTCAATGAGTGTGTTGTGGATGTCGGTTCTGTTGATAGTTACCCCAACGGATTTAAGATATTCAACGCCTTTCTGGCACTTATATTCGGACTGATACACCATGCGGACAATGCCGCAAGCGTATATAAGCTTACTACAATCAATGCAAGGGGAAAGAGTACAATAGAGAGTGCTACCCGCAGTAGAAAGATTGGAACGCGCCACTTTAGCAATTGCATGAGCTTCCGCATGTAGTACTGGGTTTGATTGTGTGTCATTGTTAGTTCCTTTTGCTGTACCATTATAAGAAAATGAAATGATGTTATCATCTTTAACTATTAGTGCACCAACCTTACGATCTTCTGCATAAGATTGTTGAGCAATAAGAGAGCAGATGTTAAGATAGAAGTTATCCCAATCAGTTTGTGTCTTCATTGTGTTTAACCAAGTATTGTTGTTCAAGTCTTGAGACGCTGTCCAGAATAAAGTCTAGTTCTTTCCAGAGTTTTTTGTTGTAAGGTAAAGGTAATACTATTTTTAAAGACATAGCATCTTTATCAAATGTTTCAACGATCATAGTATTCTTTCCATTTATTCCAGGTAGTTAGCTTGGCATCATAACAGTCTTGGATTGTTACTTTATCTAATTGAAGCTCTCTGCTCATACGATGTAAGCAGTACTGTAATTGACCTACTTCTTCGGCTAGCTTATGCTTGTTACTTACACCATCAATAGGGCTGCAGGTGTTTAATCCAAAGCGAAGTACCTTCATAATGTTCTGTGATACCTCAGCACATTCTTCGGCAGTTGTGTATAGTGTGTATTTATCCATTTGGATATTCTTTCATAACTAATTGGAGAGCTTCTTCAAAGGTGTGACCACAATATCTTGTGCTTTTGAATACAAAATAACCTCCCGGATAGTATTGTTTACCCTCAGAGTTTATCCAAGCACCTGTTGCTTGTATCCATTGCCATTTAGATACATTGTTTTTTAACCATTCATAAGGTTCCATCAGAATTTTACCTCAGCTGTGTCTACAATAGACCATGATTCATTTAGATTTGTATTCAAGATATAGTCTTGGATTGCTACTGCTGCAGTCATCTCTGCTTCGTCAGTGTCTTTAGCGTTAAGATAAAAGACTACGGTTACTGCATACTGATTCATACATTTCCTTGGTTGTGCATTAGGTACCGACTGTTGATTTAAGTTCTTTCATCAGCTTATTTATAGGCTCTAGGTTAAGAGCTCTACAACTGCTAATGTAGTTTGGATGGAATACCCTACCACCATCACTTTCTTCTGTTACATCTAAGAAGTCTTCAAATAAAGATTTAACTAGTTCTTCCATACGGATATACCTACACATACCTGTACAGAAACCATCACAATTACATGTCCATTGCATCAGAAATCCTTATCACACATTTTAAACATTACAAGAATGTTTTTAACTTCGGAAGGTAAGTCATACACACCATCATAGTCTTCTAGTTTAAGGTCTTCATCAAACCATAATCCACCTCCACAATTATCACCATGATAGTCATGTTCAAACCAACCATACTTAGCCTTAGTATCAACAACAACAGTAAAGTTTTGGGTTCCCATCCGAAGATTCCAGTTGTAGTCTTTAGCCATATTAATCTTTCCTTAGGTTGTTACTCATATTGAAATACATTGGGGACATACGCGTCTTAAGCTGTAACAGTAGAATTGTTTCTAACTCAAGCATTTCTTGATCACTACCATGAGCTAGGATTGTACGGATGTATCGTGAAGGACACTCATTGTATTCTGCAAGGAACGTTTCACTGCTACAGACATATCCGTCATCAGTTGCTCCTTTGTGCTTTCCGATATATTTTCGGTCTGTGTCTTTGCATACCCAAAGATACACAAAAGACTCACCGCTGTTGCTGTAGGCGTTAGATTCGGCAGGGACTTCGACATTGTACACTCCGTTGATATGGTCTTGCCAGATTTCTTTTACATAAGCAACCATAGGTTTACCTTTAGGTGCTCGCCACATTACAATAAAAGAAGGTTGTCCTTCGTTAG